TTTCTTAGAACCTATATCTACCCAGTTCTCACTAAACCACTTTCTAAGTCCACCTCTGTACGCCATTAATATTTACCACCACGCTTTTTATACTCTCTAACTAACCATGCGTTAGCATAAGCTGAAGGGTAAACATCAAACTTGCGTTTAGCAGCTGATTTTACCCTTGAGTATAAAGCTTTATTTTTAGGAGTCGGCTTACTACTTCTTTTTCTTTTTGTTGACTTTCTTTTTTTTCTTGCCATACTTCTTTTTAGTTACTGTCTTTGCGTACATTTTATGTCCCTATAATTTACTTCCACTTAATAAGTGAGTTTATCTTCTTTTCTCTATCTTTCGCATTTTTTTTCTGCGTCTCTTTTATATGGTCTCCCATATTCTTAGAGCCAAAACTAATTTGGTCTTTTCTAATAGCTGTAGCCATAGGAGTATCTCTCATAACAAACTGTGTACTCCATTTTGATGGATGTGCACGTTCACCACAAGAAGGACAATTAAACATACCTTCTGGATTTGGTGTGCTACAGTGCTGACACTTAGCCATTATTTGTAAAGAATTATATATGCAACTCTAGTAGCATCAAGCTTTACAGCTTCAGTTGAAATAATTTCATTAGTTGAGCTATCTAAAGTGTTTACAAAAGTTTTAATGTCATTAGCTAAAGAACCAGATGTGTCATCTGCTTTAGTGCTTAAATCGTTAATAATTACTTTTACATTTGAGTTATATACTGCCATGTTATCTCCTGTTATTTTAAAATTCTTTTAAGCTTTTGGGAGAGCGTTTAAACGCCCTCCCCAGTAGCTTAGACTGTTGTATTATGATATAGTAATATGTGCTACATCGTTTGCTACAGCTTTTGCAAAGAAGTTTACTCCGTTGCAAAATAGTTCAACTGTATCACCCAATACTGCACCACTAATAAATACGATTTCATCAACTGCAGTTTCAGCAGAGCTACCAGCTCCACCATCTGCTCCAACTGTCATACCAACGATAGTATCTTCGCCAGTATTGTTAGCGATAGTAACTGCGTTAGCAGCAACTGTTGATAAAACGAATTTAGCATTCCAACCAGCACCTGCTGTAGCTGCTAAAGGTAAAGTAATCTCATAGGCAGAAGCCTGATTAATTCCGAATACTTTTCCTGAGTCAGCTGCAGTTAAAGTTCTAGCTGCTGCAATCTCTTCGTATTTTAGTTTGAAGTCACTAACACCACTATTTTGTTCTAAATATGCATTTCTAGCCATGTTATACTCCTTCCACGTTGATTAAGTAATGAGATTCTGGTAAACATACCTCAAGACCTGCTTCTGTAAGAATCATGTCTTTTCTCAAGTCTTCATCTGCACTTTGTACATTTGTCATAACTTGAGTATCTCTATTAATACCGTTACCAACTAATGGTCTGTAATATAATTTACTCATATCAGCCATCATCATTAATCCAGATGAGTGTCCTCTAAACAATGGTTCTTTAACCATGTATACAGAACCGTGGATAGTGTTGATTTCCATTAACTGGTGACCAAACTGTCCTGATAGTTCATCCATGTTTAATCTGTACTGTGAGCCGTTTGTTGAGTTCTCAGCAAATCCTGCTCCACCCATTTTGTTGAAGTAAGAAATAACTGGTAGAGAAGCTAATGCTAATCTTTCGTTACTTCCACCTCTTGCTGGGTCAAATAGTACTTCAAAGTCACCTAATAGTGCATCATAAGTTAATTCAGCTGGAGCATAAGTTTTAGCGTATGCTTTACCTGATTCATATTCTAAAGCTGCATCTCCAGCTTTAAAAGTACTGTTTTTAATGATGTGTCCTACTAGACCTTCTGAATATTGAATACCATCTACTCTTGCTTTTTGATTAAAAAGCATAGCTCTTTCAATATCGATTTTGTGTTCTCTCATTTTCATAGCTAACACTCTTTCAAATTCGTTTGAATATCCACGAAGTTGAGTTGCGTATGCAGTGTTTGTAACCTCAGCAGCAGTTTTGAAGATTTGAGTATATCCAAATCCATCGTCAATGCTTTCTGAGAATACGTCTGGAGAACCAGAACCTTCTGCGTATGCTGAACCGATTACTTGACATCTGTCTTCGTCGGCTATGCTGTTTGAACCAGACGCACCTGATACAGAAATACATTTAGCTGTAAAAGAAGAATCTGCACCATTATCTGATACTGCTGATTCTACTCTTAAGATTGCATTTCCATAACCTGCTGTGTCTGCTAATCCAACAGTTCTCACTGCAACTACCATTCCTTTTACTAGGAAGTCTACAGATGCCCCACCTGATGTAGCTGTTTCCACAGTTACATTATAGTTAGTACCTGCTACTACAGTGCCTACAGCTCCTTTAATGAAGAACTCTCTACTTGTATAACTAATCTTTGACCTATCTTCAAGATAACGGAACAAAGAGTCGTCAGTAGGAAGTTTAGCTGTTTTTGATAAGTACACGAAGAATGGTGATTCTTCAGGTGCTAATTCAGCGATTTTATCACTGAAGTTAAACAGTCTTCTTTGGTCAGGAGCAACACCAGTGCCAGAAGCACCAGTTGCTGTAGTGGAAGCAGTAAGATTACTTGCTTTAAGTTGTCCACTTGTTATTGCCATTTTATTTCCCCTTTACGATTTTATTTTTTAATATTGCCACGTATAGAATTAGGGTTACCTGCTTTCATAATATTGGACCACATATTGTCCTCATCAGATTTCTTAGGAGGTTGTCCACCTTGAACTAGTCCAGCTGATTTTGGTCGTTGTTGTGTTCGCTTTACGCTTTCAATATTTTGATTTAACTGTGGTAAACCATTTTTATTTGTATTCCATACATTGAACAATGTGTCTAGAGGTAGTTGGTCTTTAGGTTTTGTTACAAACTCTACGAACTCTTCTGCATCATTATTAGATAGCTTGAACTCTGACTGTGCTCTCATTCTAAGAGAATCAACTTGACGTTGTGCTTCTAAGCGACCCATATAGTCACTCATTCTAGAACTTACAGCGTCATCAATTTCTTGCTGTCTTAATGCATAGGATTTACTGTTTGGGTTTGTATACGCATCCCAAGGATTAAACTCCTCTTCATTTATCTTTATTTCTTTGTCCTGTCCTTTACCCCCTGTTAAGTGGTTTCTAACAACGTCTACCAGCTCAGGATTATCCTGAAATAGCTTTGCTACTGGTTTTACTTTGTCTAACTCAGCCTGAGCTTTGTCGTACATAGACTGGAATTTACGTACATCATCTTCTTGTGGTACGTCGGAACTCAAATCCTGTTGACTCTCTGGCTCACTTATAACATTATTTTCAGAAGTTTCAGAACCTTCTAAAGTTTCATTTTCATTTATATATTCGTCACTCATTTTATTTCCCTTCGATGTGCTGTTTATTGTTCACCAATATCTTCTGACAGTAATGAATTTATTCCAGCCTGCACCTGTTGTTCTTCTTGACGTTTGCTTCTTTCTGTATTTACCTTCTGTTGAGCCTTTGCCCCAGTAACCACTTTATTCAGGTCAGTCTTAAATTTCTGAACCTCAACACGTTTTCTGTCAGACATAGACTCTCTCTGGGCAGTCTGTAAATCTCCAGAAAGAACTTTTATTTGGTCTTGTAATTGAGCTATGACTTGCTGTGCTCTCTGAATTTCTCCAGTACGCTGCAAGACACCTTCTTTGTCAAAGATTTCCGATTTCTTTAACGCTTCAGTTCTGTCAATTAACCCTAGTTGAAATGCTTCTAAATACATTTGATATTCAGCGTGCTTGTTATTTGGCATTGTTGAGCCAGATACAACACGAACATCAAACTGTCCAGAAGTAATATCATTTTCTATTTTGACCAATTCTTTTGTTTTATCATCATACATTCTATTGTTAATAGCAAATTGTGTTATGTCATTATTAGGTTGTACAATTCTAAACTTCTTCTCAAATGTGTAATGTTCTTTAGACATTTGATATAAAACTTTCCCAAGCTGTTGCAATGCCATTTCAATGTCACGCAACTTAGAAGCACCACGACCTTCTCCCATTTGTGCTAGCAACATTGTTCCACGAACACTGTTTGGAGCACCTTCTTTAAATCCTTGTAATAACTCTGGAACACCAAAGTTTAAATCAATATAACGCTCTACTTGATTGATAAGAGCGTAGAACTGACTTGTCAAAGGTTGTGGAGAAGGAAAATGTGGTTCTCCAAAACTTGGGTCGTATTCAATTACAGCATTAGGATTAGCCCAATCTTTCTCAAGTTGTGAAATACTTTCCACACTTCCTTGTGGTACTAATAGTTTTAGACCAGCAGAAGTTTGAGCATGAGATAGTGCAAGAGAGAATAGCTTATTCAGCAATCTTTGCATATCTTTAACTTTATTCACATCTGATTTAGGATATGGCG